CAGGCGGAAACGATAAGGAGTTAACCTTTCCATATCCGTGTAGAAGGAAGCCCCTCCCTAAGGAGCACGAGCACTACACTCCAGCTCTTACCAAAGAGTTTCGAAAAACACCTTCAATAATTTAAATATGAATAAAAAGACTGATATAATCGACAGAAAGTCAATTAAGGCTTTCAGACATTGTTTCAATGTCTATCTAAATCGAGTGAGTAACTCGAAGCAGACTAACCATATTCGTGAGCTGTCCAGCAATCTACTTGATAAGGTAGACAACTGGATAGAGCATAGAGGTAATATCCAAGCGGTAGCGAGATTGAAATTTATTCGATCCCAACTACTTAGAATATTAGCCGGAAATGAGCCAATAATGTCAACTAGATTCCCAGTCTATAGAGATGGCTATCCTAAGGACCTTGGTCCAAAGGTTGCCCAAATCTTAAGAGGGGGAGATCTAGACTCCATGAGGGACGTCTTGACACTTCTCCAAGTATCATACATAGTCCCAGGTTGGAAGGAACCGGATTACTCCGCGATAGAGGCCCCTGCAGTTGCCAACGATTTTCTCGAAAGAGAAATCGAAGACTTCGCAAGGAACCATCTATCGATCAAATTTGATGTTCCAGACATTTATTGGAACGAACCTCATCCTACATCTAAAATGGGTCCCAATGGTCCAGCAATGATAACGTCACACGATGACCTGCTTGCTATTTCAGAAGAAAGAAAATCTCAACTGATTAAGCTTGCGGGCTACCGTTTCGGTATATACATTGATAACTGTATCGGGGCTCGGGACTATCTTCAGGCGATAAGGAAAGCCGTTCTTCCAATTAAGGGAGACGCTAACCCAAGAGAGATAATCGATTCGAGAATCTCAATTGTTAAATCGCCTGAGTGTAAATCCCGTATCATCGCCATCTTTGATTACTGGTCACAGACCGTTTTGAAACCTCTTCATGACTGGGCTTTCGCTCAGCTTAGGAGATTCGACTCCGATCGAACCTTTAATCAAGATGCGATTGATCCACGTTTAGACGCAGGGCACTTCTCATCATTCGACCTTAAGTCGGCTACAGATCGATTTCCCGTATCACTACAGGAGCGCATCTTAGCGATTTACATCAATGAGGAGAGAGCTTCCGCTTGGCGCTCAATCATGACAGATAGGAACTTCCTAAAGCATGACCGTAGCGGTACCGTAAGGTACGCTGTTGGTCAGCCTATGGGAGCCTATTCATCATGGGCCATATTTTCACTTACCCATCACATACTAGTTCAGTATGCCGCTTACCTGACCGGAAAATCCGGGCAGTTTCGTGACTACCTACTTTTAGGTGATGATATCGTGATATATGACGAGGAAGTTGCTAATTCCTACGAATCCATACTCTCAAACCTAGGGGTTGAAATCCAGAGCGAAAAGTCGCTCGTGTCAAAAGACACCTTCGAATTTGCGAAGAGGATCTTCCACAAAGGTAGAGAGCTAACAGGATTCCCTCTAGCTGCATTTGTTTCAAACTACAAGAGCGTTTCCGCTCTGTGGTCTGTCACGCTTGTCAGCAGAGAACGGGGTTACAGAAGGTTAAATCCTTACGCAATCCCGGGGTTTATCAAGGAAATACAGAGCTCATGCGGAATGGATCGAAGATCCACAAAGCACATTGCTAAGTATTATGAAGCATACCGAGGGCTGATAACCCACGGCGACGATCATAGTCTATTAGAATGGTCCCTAAAGACCATCTATAAGACCTTAGATCGCCAAAGACCATGTAGATCTAACCTTATCCTAGAGAAGCGTGAGCTAATCTGGGACTTAGGATATTTCATCATGGCCTATAAGGCTTCCCTTGTCGATAACGCATACAAACAGTTCAACCAGATATCTTTTCAGATAACCGGTCAAGACTGGGATGCTGGCGGAATCGAAGGCATGGCTTCCCAAGCAACAGCGCCTATTGACATTATGAGAATCCCGATCGTATGGGTCTCACGCCGAATGGCGGAGGCTCAACGTGTCGAGATTTCAACCCTTATGCAGTTAGCTCGAGAGGAGCAGTTCGAGGCATTTCTGTCTCTCCCTGTATCTCCAATCGGCGATCTGACTAGGTTGATGTCACATAGCGTCAATAAAACCTCTTTAGCACGGCACGATGCTATGATGAAAACCATTAGGTTTCGTCAGAAACATCTAAACCAGCTACTCAGTGAGGCTTATCAGGCCCCATCAGAATATGGTCTGCCGGTGCAGGCTACCGAGGTAACATAATAGGTTGAACACCCAGAGGGTTGGTCGAGCAGCTCCGTGCGCAAGTGCGGATCGGTTCACCAGTCTTCCTGGTCTGGGATACCTATGATGATACACCAAGGTGGTACTGTTAGGACCGCGAGG